ATTTGATCATCTTGAATCAATGGAAATATTTTTTCTACTCTTCGTTTAAATTCTACTCTTATAGAGTTTTGAAAACTTTTAATCCTTTTCTTACTCATATTTCTCATTTTTCTAAATTATATTATTATTTAAAAATCGTTTTCAACATTTCCATTCTTTTATATTTTGATAATTGTTCATTTTTATCATTAAATGGAACATAATGCCGAATATTTTTTTACATAAATTGATTTTATAATAAAGAAATAACCCTGAAAATGGAAGTATCTATTAAGAATTTTAGAGGAATAGAAGATCAAACCTATTCTTTTTTCAAAGGAACTAACCTTTTGAAAGGAGATAGTGGAGCTGGAAAAACTACTATATTTGAGGCAATTAAATGGTGCCTTTATGGAAATATTAAAAATATTCTTCCATGGGGAAGTGATAAATCCAAGATTAAGGTACAAATTAAGATAGATGAATATACAATTACTAGGACTAATAGTCCAGCGACAATGGTTGTCTTGTCTAAGACAAGTAAATACGAGGGTGATGAAGCAAAAGATAAAATTACTCGATTATTCGGAACCAAATCCCTTTGGGAAACTTGTTCATATTTAAATCAGGATCAGAGAAATTTTCTTCTTCAGGCTTCTCAGAAAGAGAAAGCTGAGATTATCAAAGAATTACTTTTTGATATGACTAGTGAAGAAAGTGAATGGTATAAAGATAAATTTGAAAGATTCAAAGATGAACTAAAATTAAATAATGCTACTATTAGTGGGAAAATAGATTCTCTTAGAGATAAATTATCTATCCAAGATCAAAATATTGATAATAGTGAATTGAAGAAGGCTAAGAAAAGAGAACAAGACTTACTATTATATGATAAAATCAATAAAAAATATATAAAACTTTGTGATAAGATCGATGAATATGAGAAATTCAAAGAGATGAAAATTGAAAATGATAAGATGGAGAAAAAAATATCTCTTTATCCATTTGAGATGTCTTGGAAGAAATTTGATAAATGGCAAGAATATTGGAGATTAAGAGAAAAACAAAAAATATTGAACAAGTTAGAAACTAAAGAAAATAGTTTTACCCAGGAAGAAATTTTAATTCAGCTTAATATTGCTACAACTAATTATGATATTTTAGAGAAATTCGGATTAAATAATGATCAACAAGTCCAGGAGTTATATAAACACAACATGGATATAATTAAAAATAAATTAGTTGTAGAACAAAATAATAAAAATAAATTGAAGAAAAAGAAACTTCAGAAAAAATTATCTGAGTTGGAAGAAATAAATAAACAGTTGGAAAAGGTGAGGGAGAGAAAAATATTTCCTGAGGTCAAAGATGAGTTTAATTTACCAGATGATAAAAAATGTTCTATTTTAATTTCAAGATTTGAAGAATTGAGAGATGGAAAAATAAGAGAATGTCCTTCTTGTAAACAAAAATTAATTATTGATGGTGAAGGAAAACTTAGAATCTCAGAAATTAAAAATAAAAGTGGAGCTGAGAAAAAAATAGATATATTAGAATGGATGATGGAAATTAAACAAAATTATATTTCCACTAAACGAGAGATTGAAATGATTAAACGAGAGATTTCAGAGTTTTCTAATTTGTCTGAACTTTCAGAAGATAGTCAAACTGATTATAATCAGTTAGAAATTGACTGTAAATTACTATCAAAATATACTTCTGGTGTATGTTCGTTTGAAGACATTCAAGCAATGAAAAATTACATTGATTTAATTGAAATAAAAAATAGAATTGATCAGATCAGATTTCCAGGTGCTGACTATACTTTCCCCGTTTTCCCAGACAATTTAGGAACTACACAAGAAGAGTATGTGGAGGGGTATCTAGAAGCCAAAAATACTATTAAAAAATATAATCAATTCAAGGAACAATATCAAATTATTGATGAGGGGGAATACAGAGATAAAATTGAGAAACGAGATAAGATAAAACAAGAATTAGATAAGCTTGACCGTGTTAAAGATGTTCTAAAATCCGGAGAAATAGTTGAATATTTAAGAGAAGTTAGTCAAAATAATCATAAAATCAATAAGGCTTCTGTCTTGGCTGATAGAATTGAAAACCTAGTTAATCAGAATCTTCAACTTTTTTTGATCGATTTTAATAATTTGATCAACGAGATGGTTTCTTATTTAATCGAAGGAATAAGTATTACTCTGTCTTTGTTTAAAACTACTAAAGTAACCAAAAAGACTAAATGCGAGGTTAATGTTGAAATTAATTATAAAGGACATAAGATTGATAACTATTCTGTCTTAAGCGGAGGTCAAAAAGATCGTTTATCGTTGGCATTCACTTTGGTATTTGCTAAAATCTGCAATGCTCGTTTTATTTTTCTGGATGAATTTATGTCATCTTTAGATGAAAATTTGAGAGACAAGTGTTTAAATTTAATCAAAACACTCAGAAATGATGGGGATTTAATTATAGTTAATGTTTGTCATGAAACGGTGGAGGGATGTTATGATAATGTAATCGAAGTGTAAACATCAACGATGTTGCAGAAATTGAAATTTTAACAAAAATTTAATATTTATAATGGGTTCCAGAAGTTCAAAAAATAGGCCTTCTCCTATAGCCATGGATCGGCAAAGGAAAATCGACGACGAACAAGATTATCAACTTTCGTTGAGAATCTTAGAGAAATATATCAAGACCAACAAGGATTTCAAAGAAGAATTGGTCAGGAACGATGACGAATACGCCTTGATTGATATTATGATCAATCTGGATTTGGAAAAATTCAACCAAAGAAACAAGAGCAAGATCAAGATTGATGCCTATATCAATTGTACTGGTTATTTTCTTTGTCTTGATTTCTATCCGAAGGAGATAAATCTTTCTGATCCTCGTTTATTTTAATTGAAATTAAATGGGTTGCCAGAATTCTAAAAATGAAGAATTTAATGTTTTTCCTTCTCTCAAAGAAGTTTAAGAAAATAAGAGATGATCAAAAATATCAAAGAAGTTTAAGAATCTTAGAAAAACACAAAATTTAAACAAGATTTAATTAATACAGGTGGAGAATATGGTGTAATTAGAGATAGCGTGTTTTTAGATCAGGAAAAATTCAACATAAGTAAAATAAAGACCGATAAATGGCGTGATCTATATTCTCGTTTTCTTTAATTGTTTTCAACTATAGTTATAGTTATACTATCACTATCATTAACACTATTTTTAGACTTAATTGTAGTTAAATTTGGTACTGTATTTTGAACAAACTCTGTTTCAAAGATTAAACTTATATATCTGAAAGTAGCCTTTCTAAAGATAGTAACATTTAAATAATCTGTTCTTGAAACCTTAATATTATCCAAAAAGTATCGAATAGTTAAGTATTGATTATCGGAAAATTCAGTATTTTCAACTGTAATCGGGACAGTTCCATTTAATAATTCAAGTGGGTCAGGTGTTTTATCTTGTGTTAATAATATATAATTATTAGTTCTGAATGTAATAGAAAACCCACCTGTATCAGTGGTGATAACTTGACTACTATTCTCAATTAATTTATGATTATCCTGAGTGAAAAGAGGTTCTATAGTTAACGGATTGAGAATTATATTACATTGATAAGGTTCATCAGGATAGTTGGATCTGACAATATTTTGGCGATATGAAAAAATTTCTAACTGAGAGTTTGTCAAATAACTATTTTGATCTTCTCCATCAATTCCAATCAAATAATTCACTGCGTCGCCATAATCAGAAATAGAAAAATTAGATAATTTTGAACCAGTAAGATTTGAAGATAAAGAACTATTAATAACACCAAATTCAGGAGATGAAATATATAAATTTGGGAAAAATTTGGATGATTGATTTAAATTAAACGGTTTTTGAATTGGGTTTGGAATTAATTGGCCGTTATTTATGATAAATGTATTATTAAATCTATCTAATTCTTTTAAATTATTTCCAGATACTAATGATAATGGTTCGTTCTCTAGGGATAAAATCCCATTCTTAGTTCGGTTGAAAATAAGCGGAACAAGATAATCACCATCAATTGTTGGAATTGACGGAGAGTTAATCGAATAAGACAGAGTGGCATTATTATTCCCATAATTAAGATAACATTTACAAATACATTCATCTCCTTTCCATTTTTGATAAATAGTATCACCAGTTTCAACCCCAGTTCCACCCGTATATGTATAATCACCAGCTTGAAACATATTTCCAGCTCCGTCAAAGTAAACATCAACTTTAATATTTCCCGTTTGACTGGAAAATTGTCTAATTCCTGGTACGGTAGAGATAGTTCCTTGTGCTACCAGGGTAAAATCTTCAATAGAGTATGAGGATAAAATAACCGAAGTTCCGGTAGTATCTCCTTGATAATAAATTTTTGGACTAGAAGGATTATATGATTCAAGATCATCGATAAATGATAACTTGACCATATTATCTTGAGTAATAGGTTGAACTCCTGAGGGATAGAAAAACCCATGGGAAATAGTTCTACTTCCATCTTGTACCCACCATTGGTCGAAAGCTGTTGCTGTATCAGTTATACTAAATTGGTATCTCATATCAAATACAGTAGGTGTAAAAGTTATTTTATCATTTCCATTGACAATAGTAGTAGCTCCCATGTTTAATATTTCTTTATTAAAACTATTTGTCGCTAATCTAGTTTGATTAGATCCAAGTGATATAGTTATTTGATTTGATAATTGACTATAACTTCCGTCAGATGCCTTGACAATACTACCGCTGGTAGTTAAATTATTTTCATCCCCATCTCCATAGAAATGAAAATATCTAACCGCATTAATAATTTTGTTAGTCTCATCTTTGATTTCAAATTTAAGTAAATTTTGCGAATCAATATCCATTGGAACAAAGTATAAAAATAAAATATTGGAATAGATAAACGAATCGTAACTATCTGGTCCCGTTGTTCCACAAAAAGGAACTCCGTATGTATCTGGGTTAAGAGTTGGAATCTCAAATAAATATTGTGAGTAAGTATCTTTTCCTTCTTCGCTATTACATGGAACTAAATACCTTTGATCTGCAGATGATAAATTATTGCATGGTTCATTAGAAAGAGAAACAAACGAAGTATCGGTGATACTCCAACCTCTAAGACGATTATTAAAAAAGTTAGTAATTAGATCATCCCCCAAAAATTGGATAAAACCAAAAGGATCAGTATCATAAGAGTCTGAAATATTTTTAGAACATCCCTCAAAACAATATCCTAATTCTCCATAATTACTAATTCTAATTGGAATATTCTGGTTATCTAATTTGTTTAAATTTTGAATAGTTTGAGTAATACTTTGACCATTATTAACAAATAATAATTCTCCATCGGTAGATCCAATCTGAAGTGAATTAACTTGACTAATCAAAGTAGTGGTTAAGAGTGATGTTTCTCCTCGTCTCATTTGCATCGAGATCTCTACTTTATCAGCTAATGAATAATCAGTAATATATTCACTTCTAGAAACTTCTATATTATCTAAGTAATATATAAGTTCTAAGATATATCCATTCTCTGTAAAATTATATTTTGAATCCATTATCACTCCATTAGATGACAAATAAAGAACTGGTGTTCCTGTCATATCTAGTCTGTATCGAGTATTGAATGTATACTGTGGAGTATTAATATAATAATTGTTATATGTGGTGATTGGAGAAGGAAAAATATGGGTATCTCCAGCGCTAGTCACGGTTAGATTTACAATTGAATTAACTTCAGAATCAACAATGTCGGATAAGGATGCCGTGAAATAATTTAAACTAGAAAATAAATCTCCCGATGGATCATGTTGTATCCAGGAACTATTCCCAGTTCCTGGTGGTTCTCTATTTGGATTGAGAGTGATATTAACATTAGCTTTCCATAAAATATCGTTATATTTAACAATATCACCCTGAGAGTATATTTCACCTGTATGATAAAATTTGTAATCTATCTGAGGGTTAATTTGTCCATTATCCGCCCAGATATTACTCTCAATATGAGTAGGATCGAAGGTTATATTATTATCACTTTGGTTTCGATAAGTTAATTTACTTCGGAAATCTGTAAATAAATATACGTCTCCCAAAATATATATTCCTTCGTTTCCTGTATAAGTTGGTAAACCTGGAGTATATGTTTTTAATACCATATTAACAATAGCCATCTGAACTTCTTCTACCCCAAAATTATAACCGTCAATTTCATATCTAGTAGTTTGACCAAGATTAATATTATTAGTTGAAAATTTAGAAATAAAACTTCTTCCAGCGATTACATCTTCATAATTATTAGAAAACCCATCTACAAATGACATTCTCCCATAAGGTTTCCCTATTACTTGATCAACAATAATAGTACCTAATCCTTGAATGTTAAGGCTTTGGAGTGTTGAAGTTACTAACTCTCCGCTATTGACTAATCTAATAAATTGACCAGCATCACCTGTTAAAGTATTGCTTTCTGGGTCTTGAAGAAATGAAATATCAGTTTGTGGAACAGTTATTTCAGCTTGATCTGACCCAGGACTAGCAACGGACGAAGGAATAATATTAACTATGCTTGGATTAGTTGGATCATAACGAGATCTTAAAATAAATTGATGATTTCCAGGGCTAGAAGTATAAATCGATGGGATTATTCTATCAGTAGTATTATACTTAACATAATTTGTAAAATATTTATCGTTAGCATAATCCTGGATAAACGAACCACTTGTTGGTTGAAGTTCATAATCAAATTGTTCAAAGGTAGATCCGTCCGTCCATAAAATAATAGGATTTATCCCTAAAATATTGAAATTAGTATTAGAAAAAGTAATTATATCTCCACTTCTAAAGATAAGAACTCCGTCTCCAACTTGGGTTATATATATTTTACCTTCGCTGGTAACTCTAATTTGTTTAATATAGGCCAAGGAACCAGTTCTGTTCTGTGTTTGATTATATTGAACCAACTGATTTTTACCATTCACTCCATACCAAGGACTTTGAAATTGATCCTTGATTGTAAATCCACTATAACCATAGTTAAAAAAACTTTCCGTTTTTCCTTCTCCATTAACTGGAAGTAGTCCTGTACTTAAGTGTTGAGTTAATATATCATAACCTATTTCTCCACTAGCTACATCAGGCATATTGAAATTAAGACTAAATGAATTATCTGAATCCAACTGATGAAGTCTTGGAAAGGGTCCCGATTTGGATATAGGGAAAAATAACCCAAGAGAGGCATCTATCCCAGATGGGTCTTGGGTAGGTGTATTAATAAAAGTAAATCTTTGTTGGTCTGGGATGGAGGTTACATTTCTAACTATTCTAATCTGGGGAGGTGTCTGAGCGTTATCCAATTCAGAAACATAGACAACTTCAAATTTAGAAGGATAATTAGTGTTAGGTTGATACAAATTATAGATATACGCTAACCATTGATAAGGATAAAGGGCGTCAAAATTGGTTCTATCAGAATGTTCATCGCAAGCCAAAAAAGGGATAAAATAACAATAATAACCAGTTAAATCACTCTTTTGCCCAGTTCCCCAAAGAGCCATATCGGTACCAGTATTCATAATATCTAAGGTAACTCCATGCTGTCCTAAACCTACGAAACTAATGCCTTCAAGAGAACTAAATAAATTTTCAGTCCCCGATATTTTATTCGAAAGAAAATAATATGAAGACATATACCAGATTAAAATATTAAGATAATTTTCTTCTAAGAAAACCCTGTCCTCCAAATTCTGATTCGGCAGAGATATTTTAATAATTGGATTAAGTATACTAGAATTAGTCATAGTAAACTGTATATCAGTATTAATCGGTGAAACTAAATAGGGGGTAGACACGTTAAAATATTCTTTAAATGGATTGAAATTCATCCCCTGACCATTGACATATCCCTCTGTTTTAGTGTATTCAGAATCAGTTCTGTATTTGAGCATAGTTAAATATTTTATCTGATAATCCATATTCATAAAAATAGATCCTGGTTTAGTAGTAATATATGTTTGATTTTGTCCTAAATATTGACCAACATTAAAATCAATTTCTTGGATTCTAGAAAAGGTAGCCCAAGAATCTGCTCCTGGAAAACTAGTATTATTATTTTCAAGTGAAATATACGTTTTAGTGTCTCCATTATTAAGTATTAATTCTTGGTTGATATCATATACAGAATTAGATTGATAATAATCTGTTAAAAATGGTTTTGTGCAACGATTATCATCTACTATAACACCATCAACATAACAACTTAATTTATTATCATCTTCAAGAACATAACCATCTTCTAGAAAATTATTAACTCCAGCATAATTACCGTCTGGGTTAAATACATTACATACATCGCTTACTGTAAAATTATTTTGATCACGATTTTCCCTACAAGGAGTTCCGTTAACTTGAATAGTCCCACATTGGCTTGGTATATTAGTGTTAAAATTATAGTCTTGTATCAGAGCTGTTATAGTTTCTCCTATATTAAATTGGATTAAATCTCCGTCTGGCAAGGGAACCCCAGTGGAATCTGTACATACAAAACTACGTTTTCCATCTTCATCTTCGGTATATGGCCCCAGGAAATTCCCGAAATCTCTTTCCACTTGAAGTATTTTCTCAGGATAAATTTCTACTTGATAAGATTCATTTCCATAAAGTAATACTGTTTTTCTCAACTGTCCCTCTAAAATTTCACTTGTTTCAAATAAAGGATCGTCATTTCTGACTACCTCTAAGAGAGTATTTCCATTATTTTGAAGACCATTTATATATACTCTACTAGACGTATCTGAAATAGTATAAAATTGATTAGCGACATATCCCTGGCCTGGCATTATAACATTCGGTGTAGTCCAACTAATGGCTCTAAAAGGATTAGCGCTACCTCCTGGACCATAATTAAGTTGGATTGTTATTGTTGGAATATTGATACTTCCAACTCCTCTAAGATATTCATAATTTTCCCAAGAGCCAGAAACATATGTCATCTCTAGATTCTGAGTATTGCTGGGCATATAGAAAATTATAGTTCCGTAATCTTCAAATACAAAAGAAATATATGTTTGTTCTGAATTTACCTGAGAAAGATATAACGGATAATAATATCCATATTTGCTGATTGAGGCGGTAGGGCTTCCAGTAATTGGTATTCCTCTGATATAAAATCCAACAGTAGGATCTACAGTTTTAGTTATTTTTTGAACAGTGATAGAAGCATTCCCTAAACTAAAATTGTCTACAAACATAGAACCAGTTAAAATTAATGAATTTAAAACAAGAGTGAAATTTTTAGTTCCTGCGCCGTCAAGAGAAACAGAAAAAATAGAGTATGGAATAGCATAAAAACTAAAAACTCCACTGGAACTTGGCGGGGCGAAATAGGGAGTATTATTATTGGAAATAAGCCACTGATCTGAAGAATATTCTACTTTAAAAATACCAGGAACCCAATGTGAAGAATTTTGATATTTGATAAAAATATAATAAGTTGTAGCAGTATCAAGGCCAGTTAGTTTTAAATATAAGTCTCCTTCACTTTGATTGTATATGTAAGTTCCGTCAGTTTTAGTAAGGTCTTTGAACATATCTATGATAAGATGAAATGGAAGATAATAAAAATCTCCTTGATTAATAGGTGTATCTATAATATTTATATTAGTAAAATTATCGGTTCCGCTGAAATTAATCTTAGTACTGTTATCTATATCTTGTTGAGTAAAAACTGATTTTGGAACAGCAACATAACTTATATATTGACCGTCATTATCAATGGAACTTATTCCTCCATTGCCAGAAAATAATCTACTTAATAACATGATCTCTTGATTAGAAATAATCTTAACATATGTTCTTAAATTATTAACATAGTTATAATCAAGTTGAAAATATGGAGATAAAACATTACTACCTTGTTTGATATAAATATAGCGATCAGAAATATCATACCTAGTATTTTCTTGTAAAATCAATATGTCAGCTCCTTCTGGAGGAGCAAATAAATTTACATGGTTATAACACTTTTCTGGTAAAATAAAATCAGTTGGAATTGTTTGGCCGTGATTAAATATTTCGACATAATTATTATCTTGAATATCTTTACAAACAAAAATTTTCTCATCTCCATCAAGATAATAAGGAAAAGGAATCGATCCTAAAAATTGACTTGTATTTTGGGTAACACTACTGTTAAAATTAAGGGTTGGATCAGTACCACATGCATATACGCATCCGTTAATCCCTCCTGGGGTACTATTTTGACAAGTATATTTTCTCTCTTTAAATCCAGCATATCTTTTTTCATCTATAATACAATTTTTCAAATCATAAGTCATATTTTTCAAATCAAAATCTCCAATAAAATAGTCGGACATTACTAAACCAGTAGTTTTATCTAAAAGTTGATGAGTTCCTACATTGGTAACTATTATCTTTCCGCTATCCTGCTTGGTAACATTTATATTGTCTTTTACAGAAATAATTTCCGAATAACATTGTTGATTACATCTTTGTTCTTCTATAATCATATTATAGGTAAATAAACCATCTTCGGCAATACAACCTACACCATTTCTACCGTTTTTAAAATTAGGTATACATCTTTGAATAATAAATCTGTTCCCATCTGTTTCACAATTTCCACTTTCTGTGAAACATTCACCTACATCTGGATCACTATAGTATCCAAACCCGCGTTTAATAGCATCAGTTCTAGACTTAATATTTCTACCAAGAACTATTTTTCTCATACTAGGGACAAATGTTAAAACAGCAATTATAGCAAAAATAAAAATTTCAAAAAAGAAAAATAAAGTTATTATTTTCCCATCCTTGGAAATCCAATTTTTCTTTTTCACATCAGTCATTTTGAACTATAAAATAAAAACATGTCTAAGAAATTAGGAAAATTAATTGGGGAAGGGAGTTTTGGAAAAGTATATGAGTTAGGCAAAGATAAGGTGGTTAAATATATACATTTAACAGGAGATGGTTTACTAGATTATATAGAACCTTTCATACTAAGTAATTTAAAACATGAAAATATTATGAATTCTGATCAGATCTCCATCGGGGAGTGTGGTCTACTAAAAATATTAATGAATATAGCAGATCCAATTTCTAATCTTTCTTTGCGTGATATTAAAAAAGATAAACTTAATTTAGCTTTGCAAGTTAAAGAAGGATTAACATATTTACATAATTTGACAATAGTTCATGGAGATATCAAACCGTCAAATATTTTAAAAATCGGAAATTGTTATAAGATTAGTGATTTTGGGTTGTCTATTCTGTTGTATAGTGATCCTCAAAAAATAGATAAATTAATTTATACAGATAAATATAGACCCCCAGAAAATTATAACTATATAATATCGAGGAAGAGTGATATTTGGGCTTTTGGAAAAATGTTGGAAGAATATTTTACACCTAGAGAGATGGAAAAAAGAGGATTTAAATCATATTTAGGAAGAAAATTAGAAGATAGAATATGTTTCTCAGAAAATAATTATTTCCTATCAGATCAAGAGATTATACAAAAAAATAAATATTTGTTGTATTCTGAAGAATGCGTTAAAGTTTTTTGTCAAAAATTAAGAAATGATGGAAAAGAACATTATAGTTGTTCTGAAAAATATTTAGATTTAGAGAATAATTTATTTAGTAATGGGAGAATGGATATTGATTTATTTTCTTAATTAGAAAATTAAGCAAAATTGAAAATTTAATTATGATTTTAATTTTAAAACCATGAATACGTTTAAGGAACTTTTTGAATTTTTACAAAAATATGATAAACCAGAAATTATATGTTGGTTACGAGAATCATGGCAAGGAAAAGATAAACAAGAATCACTTCTTAGATTATTTGCAGGGCTTGGATTGATATCCAAAATAGGTAATTATAATGTATGTAAAGGAAATTTTAACATTAAAACAATCACCAAACACTCTTCTTTCAGAGATATATTTTATAATCATAATAATGAACTTATCAAACTTAAGGATAACGGTGATGCTTCTGATTTAACTTGTATTTCTAAAGATAATGATAAACATTTGTTAGTTACAACATCTAAAAATTTGAATAAAATGAATGTAGGAAATTTAGACATTGATAAAATATTGACTAATTTTAGAAAATATATCAAAAATGGATATATTATGACTCTATGTGTTTGTATAAGAGATAATGATATTTTTGAATCTATGAAAAGGGGAATTAAGGATACCAATGTAGATCTGAAAAATATTCTTGAAAAAGAAGATACAATTATTATTGACTGGAATGATCTTAATCAAGCATATCATCAGTTTGAAATGTGTTTCAAAACAAGATCATTTGATAGTATTATTAATTCTAATAAGTATACATTATGTTTAAAGATGCATCAACACTTAGGTGTGATCAAAACAATTAAAATGTGTCAATCTGGTCAGAAAAAGATTTTATGGGGACATATTCAGAGAAGTGGAAAAAGTTATATTATCGGTGGTTGTATCGTCCAAGATAGTCTTGATAAAAATTTTTGCAACTATATGGTAATCACAACTGCTCCCAATGAGACAATAACCCAGCAAAGGAAAGTTTTTGATTGTGTTCAACTACAAGATTTCAATATTATAATATTAGATGGGAAAAATAAAAAACCCAATTTAAGCGATAAAAATATTATTATCTGTTCTAAACAGTTTTTACAAACTAAGATAGATGATAAATTAAAAACCAATAGTATTAGTTGGTTAAAGAACATGTTATTTGAGATGAGATTTATCGATGAAAGTCATAATGGCGGAACCACTGAATTAGCTCAGAAAACATTAGATTTTTATGGAAGAAATTCTTTCACAGTTCAGATAACTGCAACTTATTCAAAACCTATAAATGATTATAATATTCCAAAGAATAATTGGATATTATGGGATTTAGAAGATATTAAACTTTGTAAAAACATATGTGACCAAAAAAATATTGATAGGTTAATAGAAAAACACGGGTCGGAGATAGAGAAAATAATCAAAAAATATTCACAATACAATATTATCCAAGAATATTCAAAATATCCTGAACTATGGGTGTTGACTCATGAGATAGATTCTGAGACTGTAAAAGATATAGTTGATAGAACTCAAGACAATGACTATGGATGGTCTCTGGAAGGGTGTTTTCTTCTCAATCAAGACAGTTCAGAGATAATAGATAAGTTTCAAAATGAAGAAGAAAATCTAAAATTGTGGTATATGATTTTTGGTAAAAAAGATAAATATGGAATCCCAGATAAAGAATATCCAGACAAATTAGTATTCTTAAAAAGAATTGAGAAAATATGTAAAAATCCATCAGTAAATTCAAGGTTTAATATAGATGACGAACCCATGATTATAATGGCTTTTTTACCCCAACACAATATCGATAAAATATGTAGAGCAACTACTGCTTTACTGATTAAAAATAAGATTGTTTCGGATTATGAGATTGTGAGTATCAACAGTAAAACAACCAATGATCCAAAAAAAACTATTGAAGACGGTAGAATCAGAGCAAAAAATAGTAACAAAAAAGGAGTTTTGGTACTGAGCGGTAGACAATGTAGTCTTGGAGTTTCTATTGACAACTGTGATATTGTGCTTCTTCTCAATAACAACAATAGTTTTGATATGATTTATCAAATGATGTTTCGTTGTATGACAGAAGGTAAAGACAAAAAATGTGGTTTTGTAGTAGATTTAAATATTCATAGAGTGATCGAGACTTGTATTGTTAACTATGCTTCATTTATAAAACCCGAGTTACATCCTAAAAAAGCAATCAAATATATTCTGGATGAAAAATTAATAATTTTGAACGGTGATCATTTTTTACCATCTTTTGGAAAAAATGATTCTATGATTAGTTCATATATATATGATTTATATTCGTCTAACACTGAAAGAGTGCTTACTCATGTTCTTAATCGTCTCCGTTTTAAACAAGTTTTTTTGACTAGACAGGAACAAAAAATATTCAATATTATGTTTAGTGGTAAAACTGTCTCATCAAAAAATAAACAGAAGGATAAACCATTGGAAATCAAAAAAGGGATACAAAAAACTAAGATAGGTCAAGAGGAAGGTGAGGAAGGTGAAGAAGGTGAGGAAGGTGAAAACCAAATAAATTTTATGGACATTCTAAAACATATTATTCCTCTTGTTTGTATTTTGACGATTCATAACGAAGAAACATTGTTTATAGAAATGTTTAAATATATTAAGGATAATAAAGATATTTTTGAAATCCTAATTGACCAAACTAAAAGTTGGTGGGGAAAAAGTATTGATTCTGAAATACTTGAAAAATTTATAAATGTGTATATAAAATACATGAAAGAAGATAAAGAAACCGAGCAGATTATCAGGACGGTCAAAGAGTTATTAATCAAAAATGTAGGAAAACCTAAAAAACTTTCAAAACTAATCGATAAATGCTTGATTCCTCAAGAATTAGAAAAGAAGAAAAATGCCGAGGTTTCTACTTCATTTGTACTTCGAAAAGATATGTTGGATATAATTCCTTCTAAGTTTTGGAAAGGGAAAAAGTTTCAACATA